ACCCGCCAAGAATGTTTATAGTAAGTTTACTCGTTTAGCATCTATCATAAATCGCGTAAGTAGTAAAAAATACGTATGTACGGAATGTGGGCATATCCGCAAGAAAAAAAGAGGGTACTTCCAAAAAAACGGTTACACCCACAAAAACCCAAGGAGATTGTGAGTGAGTATAGCCCCGTGGTCATTTAGTAGAATTAAATCCTTTGAGCAATGCCCGAAGCAATTCTATCACATGAAGATAGCTAAAGATTACTCTGAGCCGCAAACAGATGCCATGCAGTATGGTACTGAAGCTCACCTTGTTGCTGAAGAATACATACGCGATGGGAAGCCAGTGCCTAGTAAGTTCTCCTACATGGAGCCAGCGCTGGAGTCACTTGGTAGAAGACGTGGTAAGAAGTTAACAGAGATGAAGTTCGGTCTTACCAAAGAGTTAGAGCCTTGTGGCTTTAGAGATAAGAATGTCTGGTGGCGTGGTATCGCTGACCTTGTTATCATTGACGAGGGGAAAGCATGGGTGGTGGACTACAAGACAGGTAAGTCTTCCGCTTACGCAGATAAGGGGCAGTTAGAGCTTATGGCACTAGCCACGTTCAAGTACTTCCCCGAAATAAAACAGGTAAACGCCGCATTACTGTTTGTCAAAATAAATAATATCGTTAAAGATAAGTACACCGAAGATATGATTCCTTCTTTATGGGATAAGTGGATAGCTAATTACAAGCGTATGGAGACAGCATACGAGAACGATATTTGGAACGCACATCCGAGCGGATTATGTAAACGCCACTGTGCAGTAATTGAATGTATTTATAATGGGAGTAACTGATGCCATATACTAAATCACCCAGACCTTACAAAAAAGAATATAAAAAACAAAAAGAGCGTGGGGAACATCCAGATAGGATGGAACGACAACGCGCCAGACGTGCTTACGACAAGAAAAAAATAAACCGCAAAGGTAAAGATGTAAGCCACAAGAAGATGTTAAGTAAAGGGGGCAGTAACAAAGACGGTACTAGACTGGAGAGCCCCGCAAAGAACCGCGCAAGAAACGGTCAGAAGAAGAAAAAATAAAACATACTGGAGAGTATTTTGAAGATTATTGACAACAAAGCCTTGTTGCTTAGAGTACGTGACCCTAACAAAGTAACAGCACTCATACCAAAAAGCCAACAGTTACCAGACAATAAGGTGTTAGTTAACTGGGGACTTGATGAAGCAAAGCGCCTCAAGACGTTAAACATAAAAGCGCCGTCACCCATTGAGGGTAGGTATAAGTGGACAGGTAAGCACAAACCTTTCGATCATCAAAAGACAACCGCAGGGTTCTTGACCATGAACAAGAAAGCCTTTTGTTTTAATGAGCAGGGCACAGGCAAGACTGCTAGTGCGATCTGGGCTTCGGACTATCTACTACGGCAAAAAATAATAAAACGGGTGTTGGTTATATGCCCGCTGTCAATCATGGATAGCGCATGGCGTGATGACTTGTTTACCTTTGCCACACATAGAACGGTATCAGTAGCCCACGGTTCGGCAACGAAGCGTAAAAAGATTATCGAAGAAGGCTCTGAGTACGTAATCATTAACTACGACGGCGTTGCCATTGTATCTGACGAGATAAAGAAAGGGGGCTTCGATCTAGTGATTGTTGATGAAGCTACACACTACAAGAACGCACAAACAACACGTTGGAAGACACTAAACAAAGTAGTTAATGATGATACGTGGATATGGATGATGACAGGTACACCTGCCGCTCAAAGCCCTGCTGATGCTTATGGCCTAGCAAAGTTAATAAATCCTGCTAAAGTACCAAGATTTTTTGGGTCTTTCAAAGATCAAGTTATGTACAAAGTATCTCAATTTACGTGGAAGGTACGACCCAACGCTACTAATATAGTTTTTAGAGCATTGCAACCTGCGATAAGATTTACAAAAGAAGAATGTTTAGACCTACCACCAATGGTATATGTGAAGCGTGAGGTAGAACTTACACGACAACAAAAGAAATACTACAAGCAACTCAAAGACAAGATGGTAATGGAGATTACAGGAGCAGAAGTCACAGCCATGAACGCGGCGGTAAGCCTAAATAAACTCCTACAAATATCCGCAGGTGCTGTGTATACTGACGATGGGTCTACATTAGAGTTTGACATCAAGCACCGATACAAAGTGCTTCGAGAAGTGATCGACGAATCAAGCCAGAAAATCCTAGTGTTTGTACCTTTCAAGCATGTCATAGATATCTTAACGAATAAACTACGGTCAGAGGGTATAACAACTGAAGTTATACGCGGAGATGTATCCGCACCTAAACGTACACAGATATTTAAAACTTTCCAAACTACTCCAGACCCAAAGGTTTTAGTTATACAGCCACAAGCCGCCGCACATGGTGTCACGTTAACAGCCGCTAACACAGTTGTATGGTGGGGGCCGACAAGTTCGCTAGAAACTTATGAGCAAGCTAACGCTAGGGTACATAGATCAGGACAAGTACATAAATCTACGGTGGTGCAACTACAAGGATCTGCCGCAGAAAAACACGTTTACAGGTTATTAGATAAAAGAATCAACGTTCACGCAAAGTTAATAGATCTTTACAACGAGGTACTTGACTAGTGTATCAATAGATACTATATATAAATTCTCGATAGGCAAAGGAGAGTATAATGAGCTATAATCAAGCTGAGAAGATGACCAGTGCGTTTATAAAGATACGTACGGAGCGGTCAGTATTATCAGCAAAGTTTAAGACTGAGGATGATAAACTTGTGAGACAACAGGATATCCTCAAAAGAGCATTGCTTGACTACTGTGAGAACCACGGTTTGGAAAGCGTAAGAACTTCTGCGGGATTGTTTTTTAGATCGTCTAAGACAAAGTATTGGACAAGTGACTGGGAGGCTATGCACAAATTTATTATGGAGCATAACGTGCCAGAGTTTCTTGACAAACGTCTTAATACCACTAACATCAAACAATTCCTAGAAGAAAACCCAAACACAATTCCAGACGGTTTGAAGATCGACAAGGAATTTGTAATTTCTGTAAGGAAGAAATAATGAGTGATCCATTTGTACCAATTGAAGATGTAGCAAAACACTTTAGTGTATCTATATCTACTGTCCGAGCATGGGTAAGACAGAACCACATACCTAAAGATACCTACATTAAAATAGGTAGTACTTATAGGTTTAACGTTGGTGATGTATCCCATGCTTTGACCAATAAGAAAAAAGAAAGTGAGCCTATAAGTAAGTGGGATAAACACTTCGAAGAACCAGCCGATATCATTGCAGATATTGATTTGGATGACGACATATAAAACACTAAACCTCTTAAGGAGAGCGAAAATGACATTACAACCACATATAATTATTGGCGATAATAATCCCGACAATCCCAAGGCAAAAGTTCTAGCGCTATACCCTCGGTTAGATCAACCGTACGCGTTTGACGAGAAGCAGAACAGAAGTATGCCCTCCTCTAAGGAAGTAGGAAATTATTCTATTGATTTTGAGATGGACGTAGATACAGCCAAAGATTTATATACGTACATGGCTAAAGCGTACGAAGAAGTCCGTGAAAAAACTTGGCCCAAAAAATTAGTCATGCCTTTCACTAAACATGATGATGGTTACTTTACTTATAAGGGTCAGTGTAAAGCTAAAAGTATGGGCAAAGATGGGCTTCCATTCTATAGAGAGGTAATACAGCGAAACGCTAATGGGCAAAAAGTTGACGCTGGGTTCCAACTTACTACTGGCAGTAGAGTTAGTCTGTTAGTAAAAGCTAACCCTATGAAAAATAATGCCAAGAAACCAGACGTTATAGAAAAACTAGGTTCTCATACATGTTACTTATATATAAACGAAGTACTTGTGCATGACTTAGCTCCAAGAAAAGACTATAATCCATTTGGCGAAACATCAGGATCTTTTGTTAACCTTGATCATGCCTCATCTCTACCTGCAAACAAGGACGATGATGACAACCCCTTTTCTGAAAAATCTAACGTGGTAAGCATTGCCGAACCCGTAGATGACTTTGATGAGGCAGTAGAAGAACCAAAGAAAGTTGTTAAGAAATCAGCTCCACCGCCACCCACGGCTGACAACGACTTGAGTTCCGTACTCGAAGCTTGGGACGACTAACACCCAATGGAACTCCGCCACGACTAGGTTTATACCGAAAAGGATATCTGCCGATGTCCAGTCGTGGTGTCTTTCGGCACTAGTGGGTGGATATTATGGAAACAAAAACATTTTTAAAGAGGGTACTAGGTGACGACGGCTTCTACTGTGTTTGTGCTTTTAACGACGAGCGTAGGATACAGAAACTATACCCCTCAGTAGATGCAGTTGTAGATGCATCTAAAGACCTAGATGAACAAGGATTTGATATATACTTCGGGCTGTCTACATTTGAGACAGGCCAATCACGTAAAGCAGACAATGTAAAGAACATCAGGTCATTCTTTCTTGATCTAGACTGTGGGCCGAGCAAAGAATACGCTACTCAAAAGGATGCGCTTACAGATCTGAGTCGGTTTTGTAAGACGCTATCTTTACCTAAACCTGTTATGGTGAGTTCAGGTAACGGAGTGCACGTATATTGGTTGTTGTCTGAGTCAGTAATAGTTGACGATTGGTTACCTGTAGCAATGCGCTTCAAGAAACTATGTGTAGAGCATAGGCTTTTAGCTGACCCTGTAGTTACAGCAGATGTTGCTAGGATACTACGTGTACCAAATACACATAACTATAAGAACGGTGTCGCCAAGGAAGTAAGTTTTATCGGTACACCAACTAATGATCTGGTAGACTTTGATCGGTTCTCCGAGTTGTTAGGTGGAGATACTATACCAGTGCCTAAGCCAATGACACCTAACTCTGTAGCTTCTTTGTTTATGGATAACTCTGATACTGAGTTTAAGATCATACTATCTAAGACTGTAAACGGTAATGGATGTGAACAGTTAAAAAATATAATTCAACATAAAGAAACTGTAAGTGAACCTATATGGAGAGCAGGGCTATCTATAGCGAAGTTCTGTGCTGACAGTGATAAAGCCATTGATCTTATGTCAAAAGGGCATGCAGGATATGATGAGAAGTTAACAGAAGAGAAGGTGTCTCTTATAAAAGGGCCGTACCTTTGCGATAGATTTGAGGAATATAACCCTGATGGCTGTACAAACTGTAAACATAAGGGCATTATAAAATCTCCTATATCATTAGGTCGTGTAGTAAAACAGGCGCAGAGCGTTCCAGATATACCAGACTACCCCGCACCGTACTTTAGGGGTGTTAACGGCGGTATATATGTAAGCGTTAGAGATGCTGACGGGGAGGAAGAACATAGGCAGATATACCATAACGACCTGTATGTTGTTAGGAGGCTTAGAGACGTAGAGATTGGAGAGGCTATCGTTATGCGGTTACATCTCCCAAAAGACGGAGTTAGGGAGTTTACCGTGCCACTTACAGCGGTAACATCCAAGGAGGAACTACGTAAACAATTGTCTATGCAGGGCATAGCGGTAGCGAGAATGGATGAATTAATGCAATATACAACAACATGGGTAAACGAACTGCAGTCGCAGAGCGAAGCTGATGAAGCGCACAGACAATTTGGTTGGTCAGATGACGAGTGCAAGTCCTTTATACTTGGTAACCAAGAGATATTTAAAGACAGGGTAGACTTTAACCCACCATCTTCACAAACTGCAGGGTTGTTCCCGTCATTTGAACCAAAGGGTTCTTTAGAGGGGTGGAAGGAAGCGATAAACTTTTATAACAAGGATAGCTTTGAACTACATCAATTTGTGGTTGGTACGTCGTTCGGTTCACCTCTTATGCAGTTCTTACCGATACATTGTGCAGGGTTGCATATATACAGTAAAGAGTCAGGTGTAGGTAA